TGCTGATACTCTCGTTGCTAACGAATGGATTGCTGATGACAATCCTAAACACTATCACAAGCTCACTATCACTTTTGACCAAAGCGTTGAAAAGAATTATTGCCAAGTTGAAATTAGATTAAGAAATGCCTATGAAAGAGATTTTAATAGCTTGTGAGGAATCCCAGGCAATAACAAAAGCCTTTAGAAAATTAGGCTACAATGCTTATAGTTGTGATTTGCTTCCTGCTTCTGGAGGACATCCCGAATGGCACATTCAAGGAGATGCTATTGCTGAAGCGTATAGCGGCAAGTATGACTTAATGATAGCTCACCCTCCTTGTACTTATTTAGCAGTAAGCGGAGCAAGATGGTTATATAACAAAGACGGTTCAAAAAATGAAGAGCGTTACAAGAATCAAGCAGAGGCTTTAGATTTTGTTGAGCAATTGATGAATGCACCTATTGAACACATAGCAATAGAGAATCCTATTAGTGTTATCTCATCACACATTAGAAAGCCAGACCAAATTGTACACCCTTATATGTTCGGAGACAAAGCGAGTAAATCTACTTGTTTTTGGCTAAAAAACTTACCAAAGTTAGAACCTACTGATATAGTAGAAAAAGGTGAGTTTATAGAATGGATAGGAAAGAATGGCAAGAAAAAACGCCAAGCCAAATGGTATTTGGATGCTTTATCAAAAGCAAAGACTGCGGAAGAGAGAAGAACATTAAGAAGTAAAACCTTTCAGGGAATGGCTGACGCTATTGCTGACCAATGGAGCAGGGTATTATGAAAGAATTAGACAAGTGTTCTATATGTGGTAGTGAGGATGAAGATATGACTCACGGACTATTTGGAATGATGCCCGTAGCCTTTTGTGTATGGTGCAGAGAAGGAATTCACTCATATTGTGACTACATTAATGTGGAAGAATAAACATTTTTATTAACTTTGAACTATTAACTAAATTATATCACGATGACTAAAACATCTATTGTAAAGGACATTAAGTCCGCAGGAGAGCCTTACAACGGGCAGTATGGAACACTCTATGGGTTCTATGTAACATTTGAGAACGGAGACAATGGTAAGTACAACTCCAAGTCTCCAGACCAGAACAAGTTCTTGGTAGGACAAGAGGCTACTTACGATTACATCCCAAGAGAGTACAACGGCAAGACCTACTACACGGTCAAGCCCGTTAACCCTCAATACGCAAATGTAGCCCCTTCTAACGGCACATCTGCTCCAAGTGGTACACATACCTCTAAAGACGAATCAATCATTCGCCAAACGGCTCTCAAGGCAGCAGCCGAGATTGGTGGAACTCCGCAAGTAGTTATTGCGAATGCTCAACTCTTTGCTGATTGGGTAATGAAGAAAGGCGCAGCCCAAGCCACTTCAACTCATCAGCAACACTTTCAAGGTAGAGAAGAACCTCAACCTGTAGCGGATGGTTTGCCGTTCTAAAGAAAGTATCTATATTAGGGGAGAGCATTTGCTCTCCCTTTTTAACACCTAAAACACACTATGTCTAAAATATCTTATGCCGATGTATTCGGTAAACTTGATGATGTCCGAATGGGCAAAGTCAAGGAAGGGCTAAAGTTCGGTCAATGGAATCTTGATGAACACTTGAGATTCAAACGAGGCAACTTCAATGTTGTATTAGGTCACGCAAATGTTGGTAAGACATCCGTGATGTTATATTTAATGCTACTTCAAACGATTGTCAATGATGTTAAGTGGCTTGTATTCAGTTCCGAGAACACACCTGTATCTCTCGCAAAGAAGCTCTCCGAGTTCTTCTTGGGTAAACCCATTAATAAGATAGATGAAGATGAGTTCCAGATGGCTCTTGATTTAGTACAACGCTACTTCATTATCATTGATAGTGATAAGAAGATGTACACCTACAAGGACTTGATTGAGGAGGCTACAGACATCTACCACGAAGAGGGCTTTGATGGTTTCTTGATTGACCCTTACAATTCTTTGGTGAAGGACAAAGAGATGTTCAAAACACTTGGCGGTCACGAATATGATTACGAAGTTAGTACCCACTTTAGAAATTGGGCAAAGCAACACGATGTAAGTATCTGGTTGAATGCTCACGCAGTAACGAATGCTTTAAGAATGAAGCACTCCGCAGGACACGAATATGCAGGTCACCCTATGCCACCAAGCGCAGCAGATATTGAAGGCGGTGGTAAGTTTGTAAACCGAGCTGATGACTTTGTAGTGATTCATCGTTATATTCAACACCCTACTGAATGGATGTACAACCAAGTACATATCCGCAAGGTGAAAGAGGTGGAGACAGGTGGTAGACCAACTCCATTAGATGAGCCTGTAAGATTTAGGAGCATACCTAACAATGTAGGGTTTGAGATACACGGTGAGAACTTGATAGGAAAGAAAGAGAAAGAACAAAGCAAAATGCCTTTTTAGATGGAAGAATTAAAAGACGAAGATTACCGATGGGTAAGAGGGGGAAGTAAGAGCATTGCTCTATTATGGTTGAGACAAAAGAATCAAGACCTAATGCAGATAGCCAATGCCCTTAAACCTCAAGACCCAGAGAACGAGTATGAGATGGATATATTCATTGACCTCGTTAGTATCTACTCCGCTATAGATTCCGCCATAGGTATGGTAGAGGATGTGCAGCAGATGGTGTGGGAGGCTGAAGCAAAGAACTCCGACCTCAAGCTAACCATTCGCAACCTAACCAAAAAGATAAACGCTTACGAAGAGCGGTTTGATAATCTAAACGAACACCTTAAATGAGAGCAACAATACTACAGTTACAAGAGGAATACGATAACTACACAACACACCACAAGATTACACCTACCAGAGAGCAGCGTAATGTGATGGCAAGGTTTGCTTTTATGGTAGCTGCAAGAGACTTGTACACAACCCTTGAGATTGCAAAGGTCTGTAATAAGAACCACGCAACGATAATACACGCAACTAAAGGACACGAGATGAACCTAAAGTTTGATAGGAACTATATGCAGTTCTTCAACCAATGTTGTGCTATTATGGACAAGCTACGAGGCTCTCAAGAGGAGGGAATAGATTGGGGACTAACCAAGCAGAATGCTTTACTAACGGAGCGTTTACAAAAAACTCGTGAAGAGTTGTCAATAACTCGTGAAAAGTTGTATATTATGGAGCAAGATATGATACAACTTAAAAAGGAATATGAACTTTGCGATTGACATAGCACCCCTTGCAGGATTACTTGTAGGAGTTAACTATTGGAACTCCGAGATGAATGACGATTTTGAGAACCCCAAGTACCACTCTTTGCAGTTGTGCTTCGGGGTTCTTGCGTTGGTAATCACTTGGGCAACCGAGAGAGAGGAATGACAGTATTAGACCTACTTGCCGCTAACCATAAGGAGTGGATAAAGATGGCGTACAAGTTCGGTGCAGGAGACTATGCCGAAGACATTGTGCAAGAGATGTACCTACGCCTTCATAAGTACATAGAGAACCCAGAACGGATTATGTACAAAGACCAACCTAACAAGTTGTTTGTATGGGTTACCCTTCGTAATATGGTTAGGAACTACCAGAACAAGAAAGAGATACTTGTATTCTCTGGAGATATGGTAGAGTATGATACAGAGTTAGATGCCTTTGACTATGAAACGGCAGAGGGCTTTGAAAGGCTAATAGACAAGATATGGGATAAGGTCAATGAACTACATTGGTATGACAAGAAGATGTTTGAAATCTACCACACTACTGATATGAGTATGAGGGACATTGAGAAAGAAACGAAAATATCTCTCTTTAGTATTTTTGATACATTAAATAAAACAAAGAATTATGTCCGAGAAGAAATCAAAGAAGACTACCAAGACTACGAGAACGGTGAAAGCGACCTCATCTAAAGGTTTAGGTGATGACATAGAAAAAATCACAAAGGCTACAGGAATCAAGAAAGTAGTAGACACCTTTGCTGAACTCACGGGAATTGATTGTGGGTGTGATGCTCGTAAGGCGAAGCTCAACAAATTGTTCCCAAGAAGAACACAACCTCTATGTTTAGAGGAAGGGGAGTACACAACCCTCAAGCAGTTCTTTAATGACTTCAATGGTAGAGAGGTCAAAGAGATGTACCAAGAGCCATTAAGTAGAATCCACTCCAGAGTATTCCAACACAAGTATTACATTCCTTGTTCTTGCAATCCGAGAGAATGGTCACAACATATTGCAGACTTGAGAAAGATATATGGAGAATACGAAGGTTAGTAAGTTGCTTCTTGTATGGCTTTGGACTCAAGGTCATAAGGTGAAGGAGTACAAAGAGGCTGAAGGCATTACAACTGTACACGACAAAGACGAGTACAAGTTTGATGTTAGTGGCAACTACGGAGGCTTTCGTGTAGAGTACACACATAATAGATTCTCATTCTATGATGGTGACAAGAAACTAAAAGACACAGACTTGAATGAGTTCCGATAGCCTAAACACTTATCTAAAGAAAGGATTAAACCAATCGGACGATAGAACGAATCATTGTATCTCTATAGGTAAAGATGGTGAGGAACTATTCAAGGCTCTTACAGGTGCTTTGAAATCAGAACTTGAAGACGATAAGAAACACATAGATTTCTATTGGGGTGATAAGCTCGTAGATGTCAAGGGACTCAAGCCGATGCACAAGCACGGCTTTATTCTTTTGGAGTTCTTAAATGTGTGGGGCTATCACGGATGGTGTGCTAAAGATTCTAAAGCAGAGTACATAGCATTTCAATTCCCTGATAGGTTCTATGTGATAGAGAAAGACAAGTTGAGGTTGAAGGCTATAGAGTTGTGTGACAAATTCACCCCAGAGAATGTCACAAGAAAGAATAGGGTCAAGCCTTCCGATGGTTTGTACAAATGGATAGGTAGATTCAGTAAGCAAGATGTGTTTACATATTTGAGGATAGAGGATGTGCAAGACATAATTTTTGAAGAAATTTCTATTTCTATGTAGGTTGTTAAGAATTTTGTTTATATTAGCAGAAACAAAAACACCTTATTATGTCAAAGAAGACCTACACCCTTAAAGAAGACCTCCTGTACGGAGGCACTCTATTCATTGCCTCATCAATAGGCATTGCATTCTTTTTGTTTATCTACGAACTAATAGAGAGAATATAATGTACTATCTGGACAGAGAGTTGGCTTCGTACCAAGAAGACCAAGCAACGCAATGTGACATCTGCTATGAGTATTGTGATGACAGTTGGACTTGTTCCTGCTGCCACGATTGTGAGAAGGAGAGTTGCGTATGCGATGACGAAGAGGAAATAATCACACGACAAATAGACTACCA